ACTGACAGCGCCAAGTACCAGAGCTGGTACGCAGCCGTCCCGGTGAGGTCGGCATAAGAAGATGATCAGAAAAGAGATCATGATCGACGGAACGCCGGTGCCTTTTAAAGCATCGGCGTCCGTGCCGAGAATGTACCGCCTGAAGTTCCAGAGAGACATTTTCCGCGACATGGACAAGCTCCGGCAGCAGCTGGACGGCAGGGATCCCCAGGCGAGCGACCTGCCGCTGGAGGCGCTGGATCTCTTTGAAAATGTGGCCTATGTCATGGCAAAGCACGCGGATCCCACGATCGCGGACACGGTCGAAGAGTGGTTGGAAGGATTCAACACCTTTTCGATCTACGAAGTGCTTCCGGAGCTCCTGGACCTGTGGGCGCTGAACACGAGGACGGAGAGCGAAGCTAAAAAAAAATTCGCGCATCTACCCGCGAAATGAACACGCCGCTCTTCCTCCTGCGGGTCCTGCAGACGGGACTGAGCATGCGCGATCTGGACGATCTGTCGATCGGACTGGTGCTAGACATCTTCACGGAGAAGGTGAACGACTCTGTGAAGTATCCGGACAAGGCGGGGCAGGAGGATTTTGACAAGTTCTAAAGGAGCAGTATGGCAGACAGAATCAAAGGCATAACCATAGAGATCAACGGCGACTCTACAGGGCTGTCGAAGGCACTGAAAGACGTCAACGGAGAGATCAAGAGTACACAGTCCGCCCTGAAGGACGTGAACCGTCTGCTGAAGCTGGATCCCGGAAACACTGAGCTGGCCGCCCAGAAGCAGAAGCTGCTGAAAGACGCCATCGATGAAACGAAGAAAAAGCTGGAAACGCTGAAGGAAGCGGAAAAGCAGGTCGAGCAGCAGTTCGCCGAGGGAAAGATCTCGCAGGAGCAGTACGATGCCCTGAAGCGCGAGATCATTGACACCGAGAACAAGCTGAAGAGCCTTGAGCAGCAGGCTTCCAAGGTCAATCAGGCATTCGAAAAGATCGGGCAGATCGGCGGACAGCTGCAGAAGGCGGGCGGCAAGATCGAGGACATCGGCGACGCTGTGATGCCGGTGTCCATGGCTGTCGCGGGAATCGGAGCGGCAGCGGTCAAGACCACAGCAGACTTCGACAGCGGAATGTCGAAGGTGCAGGCGATCTCCGGAGCGACAGAGAGCGAGCTCTCCGCGATGCGGGACAAGGCCCGCGAGATGGGAGCGCAGACGAAGTTCTCGGCATCGGAAGCCGCGGACGCGTTCACGTACATGGCCATGGCCGGCTGGAAATCGGCGGACATGATGGACGGCATCGCCGGCATCATGAACCTGGCAGCGGCCGACGGTCTGGATCTCGCCACGACTTCGGATATCGTCACCGACGCGATGACGGCTTTCGGGCTCCAGGCGAAGGACTCCGGGCATTTTGCCGATGTGCTGGCCAAGGCGTCAAGCTCCGCGAACACGAACGTGGCAATGCTGGGCGAGTCGTTCAAATACGCGGCACCGGTGGCCGGAGCGCTCGGCTACGACGTGGAAGATGTCGCGACCGCGCTCGGGCTCATGGCGAACAGCGGTATCAAGGGCAGCATGGCCGGCACGGCCCTGCGCTCGGCGCTCACACGCCTTGCGAAGCCCACGAAGCAGACTGCGGACTATATGGCGCGCTACGGGATCAGCCTGACGGACGCAGAGGGCAACATGAAACCGCTCATGGGCCTGATGGAAGATCTCAGGGAAAAGTTCCAGGATCTCGACGAAGCGGAGCAGGCGGAAGCGGCTGCCGGACTGTTTGGCCAGGAGGCCATGGCGGGCTGGCTGTCCATCGTAAACGCTTCAGAGAAGGATTTCGGAGCCCTGGCGGACGCCATATCGAATTCCGAAGGAACAGCGAAACAGATGGCCGAGACGATGCAGAACAATCTGTCCGGCCAGGTTACGATATTGAAGTCCGCCCTGGAAGAAGCGGCGATCTCGATCGGGGACAGGCTGACGCCGAAGATCCGCGAGCTGGTCGCGAAGATCCAGGAGTGGACGAACTGGTTTAACAGCCTCAGTGATGCCCAGAAGGACACGATAGTACAGATCGGGCTCTTCGTGGCGGCTCTCGGGCCGGCTCTGGTGATCATCGGAAAGGTGGTCATCGGCATCGGTCAGCTGATGACAGCGGTCAGTACGATCGGGACGACCATGACGGCGTTCGCGGCGACCGCGGGACCGGCTGCACTGGTGATCGGAGCACTCGGGCTCATGGCGCTGGGCTTTGCAGAGGCAAGGTTTAAGGCTGAAGAGTATGAACACGGCCTGAAGACCCTCAGCACCGAAGAGCAGGAGCATGTCGACAAGATCACGGACCTGAAGACGGCCTACGACGAGATCGAAACGACCAGACAGGCCGCGATCGAAGGCATCAAGACCGAAGCGACACATCAGCAGACGCTCCTCGACAGGCTGAAGGAGATCACGGACGAGCACGGCAACGTGAAGCAGGGCTACGAAGACGAAGCGGCGGCCATCACCGGCGAGCTCTCGCAGGCCCTCGGTACCGAGATCGAGCTGCGCGACGGGCAGATCCGGAACTATCAGGAGATCTGCAGCGCACTGGACCAGGTGATCCAGAAGAAGCAGGCGGAAGCGCTGATCGAGGCGAACCGGGAAGCATATTCCGAAGCGCTGAAGAACCAGACGGACGCCTATATGTCATATAAGGCTGTCCAGGATGACGTGGCGCAGACGGAACGGGAGATCGCGGCGGCATCCGCCGAAGCGGAGCAGATGGCGATCAGCCTCGCGAGGTCTCGTGAGCTTGAAGCACAGGGGAATCAGCAGGCGGCACAGACGACCGGGAACTACAGTCAGGCGATGACTGACGCCCAGGAGCGCGTGAAGGGCCTGCAGGAACAGCTGACACAGCAGAATGAGGCTCTGACGAACGCGGAGACCGTCATGGTCAACTACGCGACCGTGATCCAGAATCAGAACGACCTGATGGCAGCGGTCGTCACAGGGGATCAGGACAAGATCCGGGAAGCGGTGCAGAACGCTTCGAACAGCTTCATCACGGCGGAGACCGGGACAAGGGAATCTCTGGAGCGTCAGCTCCTGGATTTCCAGACGAAATATGCGGCCATGAAGGCAGCCGTCGAACAGAACGCACCGGGGATCACACAGGCGCAGGTCAACGAGATGGCCACGATGGTGCAGAAGTCGCAGGCGGAGCTGGACAAACTCCCGGAGGCGACCGGAAACGCGATCACAAGCGCCGCAGCCGCGGTCACTTCGAACACGGAGCTCTCGGAAGCAGGAAAGTCAGTGGGCGCGGACTTCGACGCAGGCCTGGCAGGCGGGATCACCGAGAACGCCGAGCAGATCAATGCGGCGGCGTCAACGGCAGCGGGAGAAGCGGAAGCGGGCGCCAGAGATGCGACACAGACGCATTCCCCGTCCGTGGTGGCGTGGAACATCGGCGCGGACTTCGACGCAGGTCTGGCGAACGGCATCTCTGAGAATGCCGAGCAGATCAACACGGCGGTCGTGACGGTAACAGAAGGCGCAATCACGAAGCTGCAGGCACAGCTGCAGACAGGACTGACAGCGACTCAGTCCTTCCAGGCCACGACCGGAGCTTCCTGGTCATCCTGGGCGGCGACGCTGCTCACACAGCTGACATCTGCATACTCAAACATGAGCTCGACCACGACGACCAACATGGAAGCCCTCCGGTCGACGATCATGACGAAGATCGAAGCGATCAAGCAGCACTGGGAAAAGACCTGGACAGAGATCCAGAACAAGCACAGGAAGGCAATGACGGACATGAAGACGGAGACGTCGAACTCCATGCAGGAGATGCAGACGACTACCGACACCGCCATGACGGCCATGGGGACCACAGTGCAGACGAAGACCGGGGAGATGAAGACCAGCACCGAAACGGCAATGAAGGACATGCTGACCGCGATCAAGACGAACGCGGACCAGATTCAGCCGACGGTGCAGGGAGGATTCGAGCCGGCAGTGCAGTACATTAAGAACCTGATCCCGCAGGCGTACACCTGGGGTACGGATTTCATGAACAACTACATCCAGGCGATGCGCGACAAGATGGACGACCTCGAGGACGCCATGGAAGACGCGGCGGACATCGTATCGGATTACCTCGAGTGCTCACGGCCGGATAAAGGCCCGATGCACACGTATCCGATCTGGGGCAAGGACTTCATGGAAGGATATGCCGATTCCCTCAGAACGAATGAGTGGAGAGTCCTGAACCAGATGACAGACCTGACCGGAAAGATGGCGCAGACCATGACAGGAGACAACGGGTCCGGGAAACCGTTCTCGCTGAGCCTGACGAGCCAGACCATCCTGGACGGAAGGGTCCTTGCAGAAACCGTAAATGAACAGCTGGGGGTGATCCTGTGATTCGTGAATTTTCATTCGAAAATGAATATGCGGATGTATG